AACTCAAGTTGATGAGAATCCAAATCAAACAAATGAAAACCCCTAGCGTCATTGTAATCTTGCCAAGTGAGTTCATATGGGTTCCCCAAATAGTAGATATCATTAACAGAAGATTTGTGATGGTAATGACCACTAAAAGTGTGACTAAACTTCCTAAAAATTCCACGATCCAATCCTCCTTCAGATGGCATACCACGATACATGGCAAAACCGGCAATCTCAAAATGCCCCATACAGAATTTTGCATCTGTATCTTTTATCATCTTCATAGAATCTTCGTGATTCTCTGGACAAATCCACGGCACCATACAAATTTTATGAGGACCAACATAGATTTCGGATGGATGGTCAATAACATTTAATGATATACCATACTCACCTAAAAGTAAATTTACTGAATTAACATCATTGGTATTCTTAAAGTAAGTATCGTGGTTACCGGCCAACATATGCACCTGTATACTCATTTCAGATAGTGGATCAAAGAACATTTCTTTGGTGCGTTTCAACGAAAAGAAATTTATGTACTTTCTACGATCAAAGGTATCACCAAGAATCAATAGTGTTTCGATCTTTTCCTTTATCAGTGTCGGAAAGAATGTTTCTTTATAAAACTTCTCATAGAAATCTAAGAAAAGTGTGGAATCATTTCTTGCACCAAAGTGTTGGTCAGTTATTATTGCTACTTTTGACATTCATTATATTCCACATTTAATTTTTTCATTCGTTCAACCTCAGCATCATATACTCTTTGTCTCAATTTAGAACTACTATATGGATGTTGTCTATCATGGAAAAACAATTCTATACCAGTATCAAGACAATATTGTTTTCCTGTAAATGGTTTTGATTTATATTCATCACCCAAGAAACGTATATGAATTATTTGTGTTTTAAAAATATTTTCCAAATCTTCTTCGGTTTCATATACCAACACCTCATCAACATATTTACAGGATGACACTTGAACAAACCTTTCATACAAAGACTGTACTGGTTTGTTTTTGGTATCTGGTCTATCAATAGTTGGGTCGGATTGTACTGCCACAATCAAATAGTCACAATATTGTTTTTCAATTTTTAACATTGTNACATGTCCTGCATGAAACAAATCCAAAGTACTACAATTAAATCCAATTTTTTTCATTATAAATCCTTTGCAGATAATATTGGTGGCACTGTGATTGGCCACTCTATGTTATAATCATTCCATTTGAAATTTTCTTCTTCTGGTTTGTTATATGGTGCGTCAACGAAATATTGTACTATTGAGTTCTCAGATAAAACCAAATAACCGTGGGCGTATTGTGCTGGTATGAATAGTGCATTACTTTTATCCAACTCAATACCAAACCATTTACCAGTTTCTGGTTCCAATGCAACATCAAATATTCTGCCACTCAAAGGCATAACAAGTTTAGTTTGATTTTGCCTATGCATACCACGCAACACATTAAAAACTGATGTTGCTATATTGACTTGCCGAAAGTTACCTCTCATACCATCATTATTTATTTTCCAAAGTTCACAGAAATCACCACGGTCATCAGTGTGTTTTTTATGCACAATCACTTTTAAACCAGGTAAAAGTTCACCATAAGTTTTCATTATATCACTCCTCAATAAATTTTTCAAGCCCTTTTGGTTTCTTTGCCGCATCTTTTTCGGCTTTCTTTGCCTTCTTAGAGTCCTCATAGTTACCAATAAATTCAGCAATGTTATCGTACAATTCAAATTGTCTACTTGAACCATCTTCACCTTCTAACATCTCAAACTCATCCAGAATACCATACATCTCTGTGGCTTTATACTTCACATACAGTTGTTTCTTTTCCTTCTGTATGCGTCTTAGAAAGGCAAAGTAAATGATTTGGGTAAAGTATGCAAATGGATTGGAAGACTTTGTTGGATCAAAATTCTCAAAGTACATTAAACAATTCTCAATACCATCGGAAACCATTTCATCTCGGTAAGTGTAGTTAATGAAGTTTGGTTTGTGTGATAGGCCTTCGGCAATTTTCATCCAACACTCACCAATGTAATTTGGAATGATTGGTTTAGGTTTACCAGATTGTTCGGCTTCTACGCAACGGGCTTTGTAATCGACAAGTGCCTTTAGGAAGTCTTGATTGTTTATATAATGTTTCTGTTTACTCATTCAAATGTACCATAAAAAGTTGTTGACAAAGGGCTTGACATGTGTTAAAGTCCACGGTGTACCCCGGATGATATTAATATATTAATTTTTTTATTAGCTTATTAATGTATTAAGGAATTCTTACTAGATTCCTTTTCCTCAAAAGCGGAGAGTACCTCATCTGTAAGTACCACTTCTCTTTCTTTTTTAGTTGATTCGTTTAATTTTGTTGATGCATTAAGGTAATATTCTTCAAAGTCTTCGGTTGGATCCATCAAACACAAAATGGTTTCCATATCAATCTGTACCTTGTTCTCTTTGATTACTGCCATAGGCAACCAACACTGTAACATTAAATTGGTACCTCTTAATTCAAATAACATTGGATCAGTAATTTCTACTACGTCATCTGAGGTATACACACAGTCACAGATTACATCTAGACCGTCTTTAAATCTTACTATTTTAATGGCCATTTTTAAGTCCTATATTGTAAATTTTAAAAGAAAACTTCTCCTCATTATATATCTTCACTCTTTCGATAAAGTGTTGTAATGTGAAGTTTGTGTGTTTTTTAATTCTTAAATCATCTGCAATATCATAGAGTGTGGCCATTTCTTTACCTTCATTTTGCCGTAAACCTCTACCAATCGATTGTAGGTTTCTAATCCTTGATTTACTTGGGCTTGCAAATATGATGTTATGTAAATTTCTAATGTTCGTACCAGTAGAAAAGGTACCAAAACTGGCCACAGTGATTGCATCGTTTTCTATTTCCATAATCTTTCTAACTTCTTCTCTGACAACAGTGTCTACATCACCGTCAATAAAATAAACACTACGACCATTTGCCTTTTGTTTAATCATTTCATATAATGCACGACCATGTTTCTTCATCTGAAAAAGAACCAATGTATTTTTCTCCAGACTGATTGCCAAATTACGAATGAAACGATTTCTATTTTCAGACTCAATCAAATACTTCAACTCATCTGGATATGATGCATCTTTCATTTCTTTGCATACTTCATCCGAATGTTTCAGTATCAGACACTTTATGTTGAATGCTGATAATTGATTTTTGTCAATCAACTCTTTAGTTGATATGACCTTTTTCGTTGGTCCAAACAAACCTTCTAATACCAATTTGTGTGTTTTTGTGCCGTCTAATGTACCAGTCAATCCAATTCTATACTTTGAATTAACACAAGATGTTAGTATTGATGTTAATGATTGTGCCTTGAATAGATGTGCCTCATCACCAATGACATATTGGAATTGATGGAAGTATTCTGGTGGTAACTTGTAGAGTGACTGCCATGTGGAGATTGTTAAATTCTTGTCCGTTAGTTTATCTTTACCTTGATAGATTCTGTGTACATTTTCTTCCACATTGAATCCGTTAACGGATGAATAGTCTGCAAAGTCTGAATACAACTGTTCAACCAATGTTGTTGTTGGAACAATGATTAAACCTTTTAACTGTTGATACTGCAACAATTGTCTGAACAACAAGTATATGATAAGTGATTTACCTGATGCGGTTGGAGATAACAATAGAACTCTCCGTTTTTGCATGGCCTCAATAAATGCATTTTGTTGGTGTTCTCTTACACCAATTTGTTTACCTTGTGAATGTAGATTCAATATGTCAAAGAATTTTTGTGCATGATAGACTGAATATTCATCTTCAATAATGTCATGTGAATATGCATAACTGCGTTCATCACAAAATTCTATGAGATATGGAATCAAACCAAGATATAATTGACTGCTCTGTAGATTGAATAGACGGATCTTACCGTCCCATATGCGATTCCGATAGGCTGGAACAAACTGACAACCAGGTACAAAGAATGTGAAGTACTCAGATAATTCCTTTGCGACGTGCTTCTCACAGGTCACTTTGGCGTATACTTCATCCTTCTTTGTAATAATTAAATGGTCATTGTCCGCCAACGAATTTCTCCCATGATATAAAGTCTCGCAGTTGCCATGTTCTTTGTTTCAATTCGGCCATAATAGATTCAATAACTGAAACGACTTCTTCATGGTAGACCTTTTTCTCCAATAATTTAATAAGGTCTTTGTCTGCCTCCAAGTAAGTATTAATGTCAGACTTCAATGCAAACTGAAAAGGTTCCCAACCATATTCAGTCAATTCATCTTGTGACATTTTGCCAGTAAAGTATTCCCACTTTACCTTACGCATACGTAGGTAATCAAAATGAGCTTTCTTTGATGCGATTTTATGTTTGGTCAAAATGCCAAGATACTTACTGTGATATACAGGTATCTTTAATAATTCTCTGCTGGGTTCGGTTTGATCGATGACTGCATCCGATTCCCACATTTTTAATATTATTTCAAGTGTTTCCATAGTTATTCATAATTGCCATAATCAAAACATTATATCACAAAAGTATTAAACTGTCAAGTATTTGTATGATTGATACCTGAATGTTGCGCTTGCGGTTATAATGGTGTCTGCGGATTGTGTAGTATCAAATTGAATATCATTTATACTCAACGGGAATAAATTTGTATATTGTATTCTTAGAATTGGATTGTTTAATCCACTTAGAATAGTTAATGTTGCATCTGAAAAATGTTTGTTGTTTTGTAGTTCTTTACTACCGTTGCGTTTTTCAAAACCATCTGGATCAGCAATTGAGGTGAACCAATCATATATGTTTTTCCATGATTGTAATTCTTCATCAACCAAAAATTCAACATCAAGTGGAGAATACGTTAGTTTGGTACCAGGTGAATACATGTCTAAGAATGGAGTGGCTCTATTAACCTCACCCAAAGAAACGCCNGGTAGATTAACCGACTGNCAAAAATACTGTGTGGCCCCAATTCTATCGAATGTCAATAAGAATTTGGTGGGTTGAAGTAAATTGGTATTTTCTGGTGATCTAGTTATTGCAGTCATGTTATCTCCTCTATCAGTATTTAGGAGCCAAAAAAAAGACCACCCGAAGGTGGTCTTTAAATGTCACTCTTAGTGGTGACTCTTCCCATCCCTGGTACCCTGGGATTACATCAAGTTTTTAACTGTGAAGATACGATAGTAAACGTTGCTACGTCTGTCTAATGCACCGTTGCCAGTTGTCAAACCAGTTGCGAATGGGTTTGCAACCATGCCGTAACGTGTTTTGAATCCAATTTTTGGTTGGAATGTGAACTGGTCAATTGCACGAACCATTTGCAAAGGAACGTATGGGCAATAGAACAATCCAGCATCATAAGGTGAAGTACCTTTGTAACCAACTGTAACCAATTCTTGGTTGCTTGTGTAACCACCAAAATATGGATCAATGTACACTTTGATACGACCGTGTAACATACCAGCAAATGTATTGCCTGTGTCATCAACTTGTAGGTCAGCAGATAGGTTAGGAGTGTATTGCAACACACCAGCCATTGCCATTGCGGAAGCAACGTCAGATGATACAATCATCACGTTACCTTTGCCACGACGAGTTTGCTTAGCAATTACGTTAGCATCACGTTCAATTTGGAAAATCAAACCTTTGAAACGTTCAACAGACCAACGACCGTTAGAGTCTGTGTCCAAGTCGAAAG